AAAAAAGATGACACAGGAGCAACTGGCTCGTAAAATTGAAATGAATGTAAAAAGTATTCAACGTTATGAAACAGACACAAATCCTATACCAATAGATGTGCTAAATAGTATTGCAATAGCTTTAAATATCGGTATTGATAAACTTATATGTGAAGAAAATACTCAAAATACATCAGATATAAAACTGACAGATATTGAATATATCTATTATGAAGTCAGAGAAATAAATAGTCTTATGTTAGCATTAGAAGAAGGAATATTTGGAGACAACTGGAATCCGAAAATGTATCAAGATGGATATAATCATGTATGGAATATGGTAATTAATGTACAGAAAAATCTGGAAAAGTTAGTACATAGACTGGAAAATAAAGATATAGATTAATATTAAAAACAAATTGCGTTGAGTAACGTTGAGTAGAAATAAATACCACATGGAAGCTATTTTAATAATAGAGTTACAGCTGGTCACAGTTAAGACTATTAATTATTAAATAGCTTCTTTTCTTTTTCACATTTCGAGGTATAATTTAAAATAAAAAGAAATAATGCTAAATAAAAAGAAATAACAGAAAATAATTTTAAAAAAGGAGTGAAGAAGAATGGAAGATGATAAAAAATATTATCATATTTTATTTATTTTTAAAAATGGTGATGAAGATTTTAAAACAGATATTTTAGATAAAGATAAAGTTATAAATAATATAGTAATACCCTATATAAATCATGAAAAAGAAAAAATAGTTATGGGGAAGAAAATTAATTTCAATAATTTAAAAGAAATACAAATAATATATTCAGAATGGCCTATAAAATTTTTAATTGGCAGTTTGCAAATAGAATTTAATAAAGAAGCAGATGGCATATTAATAATACCTCAAACAGTTAACGAATTATTTATTTTACGTAGTTCAAAACAAAAAATAAATGATATAACAGGATCAATGAAAACATATAATATAACAGATGAAATAGTGGAAGAAGCAGAAAATATGTTAGGAAATGAAATAAATAAAAATGGAAATAGAATAACTATTATTGAAGAAAAAAATTCTGACAAAATATTTATAGTTCATGGGCATGATAATTCAGCTAAAAATGAATTAGCAAGATTTATAGAAAGAATTGGATTAAAAGCTATAATATTACATGAACAAGCAAGTGGAGGTAATACTATAATTGAAAAAATAGAAGAATATGCAAATACTGTTGGATTTGCTATAATTCTTTATACTGCATGCGATAAAGGTAAATCTAAAAAAGAAGATGATTTAAAAGATAGAGCCAGACAGAATGTAGTATTTGAACATGGGTATTTTGTAGGAAAATTAGGAAGAAATAGAGTAATAGCATTAAATAAAGAGAATATTGAAACTCCAAGTGATATTAACGGTGTTCTTTATATCCTAATGGATTCTGTTGGGGCATGGAAAACACAAATAGTACAAGAATTAAAAAATGCAGGATATACTATAGATGCTAATAATATTTTTTAAAATACTAACCAATAAACATAGAGATACCTTGAGTGGTATCTTTTTTCTTTCCCAATTTCTTCCAGCTTCTGTCCAAAACTTTTAATCTTATTTTAAACCTTACACATTATACATTTGCCTTACACATTTTTTTAATTGAAAGTATTGATTTTATTGAGTTCTTACACTATTACACATTTTTTCTAAAAACTTTTATATTTTTCTATATATAATAATATATAATATATTTATATATACTTTCTTACTAAAAAAGTATAATAAGTATAATGTATATGTACTAAAGTAGAATGTATAAGGGTTTGAACACCTTACACTTTTTTAGAAAATGTGTAAGGTTTTGATAGTAAATGTGTAATATTCTTATAAATAAAGGGATTGAAAATTCAAAATGTATAAGGTTTACCGAAAATACTGGACTGGAGTATGTTGGAGAATATTAAAGTGTATTAAGGAATAAAATCTGGAAATAATTAAGAATAAAAATAATATGTAATTGACAATCACAAGATATTGTGTTATAAATTAATAGTAAGATGTATGAATAAAAATGTACGAATAAAGATAATATAATTAATGCATACATATATATTGAAAAAGTATTTTCCATAATGTTTTTAATGTTTTTAATGTTTTAGAATATTATGTTTTGCCAAGTATGCGATGTGACTTATGTCAGATATAAGTTCACTGGCGAATGTTCAGGTAATAGCCTGTTAGAGTCTCACGAAGACCGTTAAGGTATAGCGATGTACCTCAGCGGTCTTTTTTTATTTTTTTAACATTTTAATCTCAAATTAATAATGTGATATTAAATGAGGATAAGTGATTGATATGACCATAACAGATATTATAATATCAGCCTTCACATGGGCCTTTTTCTTTGTTGTATTCTTTGTGATATTGCTGAATGTTCTGATAGCTTTACTGAAATCAGTAAGCAAGGATATATTCAACATGAATCTGGATAATGAACAGAGAAAATTTAATAATCTTGAGAAGCTATCAAAAGAGATAGAGGCAATAGAAAAGAGTATTAATGAACGCAGTGACAATTTAAAGCTTATGATTGCAGAGCTGAGACTGGAGAGGTGTAAGAAGGCTTATAAGGCTAGTAAGAAAAGATTGGAAAAGACAGAAAATTAAAAATAAATTTAAAAAGGTACTTTGGAAGGATTTTTAAAGCCCGAGGGTCTGGCGAGAGTCCGGAAAATAAAAATTTTTTATAAAATTTCATAACCACGTCGTGTCGGAATAGGGGGTGTAAAGATGATTAACAAGCTGGATTTTGATGAAACTATAAAAATCAGGGAACTGGCAGAAATATTAGGAATAAGTGAAAGACAAATTCAAAGATTGACTAAAGATGGTGTAATTAAAAAAAACGACAAGGGTAAATATTTATTCTATAAATCAGTCAGAAGCTATATTGATTATCTGCGTGAACTTGAAGGCACTCCTCAGCAGCTTCAGGAAGAAAAACTGAAGAATGAAATTGATTATCTGAAGACACGAGATAGGAAAGAAAATATAAAAATAAAAATATTGGAAGGTGATCTACATGAAGCCGATGACGTAAAAAAGGTAATGAATAATGTTATTGGTGGATTTAAAGGACAGCTGAGGTCACTACCATATAAATTGGCTCCACTTGTTATTGGAATTGATAATCTGGGAGAACTTCAAGAAATAATATCTGATAATGTTAATTTAGTTCTGACTGAACTTGCTGAATATGACAGGTCAAAATTTTTGAAAAACAAGGAATATGTGAGAAACGATGATGAAGAAGATTAGGCTTGATGTAAAACAGAAGACAGTGGACTTATTTTCTGAAATATTAAAAGAAATGGCTCCACCACCAAAACTGAGCATAGACCAGTGGGCGGATAGGTACAGAATACTGAGTTCAAAGTCAAGCAGTGAACCTGGAAAATGGAGTACTGACAGGGCTCCATATCAGCGTGGAATAATGCAGGCAATATCTGATAAAAAGACTGAAATGGTTGTATTAAAAATGGGTTCACAGGTTGGGAAAACTGAAATAGCATTAAATACTTTGGGATATTATATTGATTATGACCCTGCTCCTATAATGTATCTTATGCCTACTAAGGAACTGGCACAGGAATTTGCAAGCACAAGATTTATGGATATGGTAAGAACTGTTCCAAGACTTAAAAATAAAATACTTGATGGTGAAGAAGGAAGAGATACAAAAAAAATTAAGGAATTTACAGGCGGTTATGTAGTATTTACAGGTTCAGGAAGTCCAAGTGAACTTGCCAGCAGACCGATTAGGATAATACTGGTAGATGAGATTGACAGATTTGAAAAAGGTGCAGGAACAGAAGGAGATCCGTTCGAACTTGCAAAGCAGAGAACAAAAAACTTTGAAGGAAGTAAGAAAATAGTTGTGGTTTCTACCCCAACTGTTAAAGGAGAAAGTAAAATTGATGACCTTTTTAATCAGGGAACTAAGGAAAGTTTCTATGTACCTTGTCCCTGTTGCGGATCTTATCAGAAATTTGAATGGAGAAACTTTGATTTTGAGACAAATGGAATCAAATGTACAGACTGCGGAGAAATATCTGATGAAATTTCATGGAAGAAAAACAGGATACATGGAGAATGGCTTGTTGAGAATACTGAACTGGTAGATGAAAATGGAAATGTCAATTCAAAAATAAGAAGCTTTCATTTAAATGAATTCTATAGTTCCTGGACACGATGGGAAGGAATGAAGGAAATGTTCCTAAGGTCAAAAGGTGACCTTGAATCAATGAAAGTCTTTACTAATACGGTACTTGCTGAAACATTTGAAGAAAAACAGGAAGTACTGGAATGGGAAAAAATAATGAATCGAAGTGAATTTTATTACTGTGAAGTTCCTGAAAATGTCAATGTACTTACTTGTGGAGTGGATGTACAGGATAATCGTCTTGAATATGAAATTGTTGGATGGGGTCCAGATGAAGAATGTTATGGAATTAAATACGGAGTAATTTTTGGAAATCCAGCAGAAGATTTTGTCTGGAATGAACTGGATGACATACTGGATAAGGAGTATTCATATTCAAATGGTGAGAAAATAAAGATACTATGTGCATGTATTGACAGTGGGCATATGACAGATACTGTTTATGCTTTTGTCAAAACACGGGAATTCAGAAGAATTTTTGCGATAAAAGGTGTTGCAGGTGAACGTGAGATAGTATCAAAGCCGAGCAGGAATAATAAAGGAAGAATTGCATTATTCTCTGTCGGGGTAGATAGTGGAAAAGACACTATTTTTTCAAGACTTCAGATAGAAAAAGTAGGAGCTAAATATTGCCATTTTCCACTTGATGAAGGAACCGGTTATGATGAAACATATTTTAAAGGACTGACAAGTGAGAAAAAAGTCAATGTAATAAAAAAAGGTGTAAAAAAATCAGAATATAAATTGATAAGTGGTAGAAGGAATGAACCGCTAGATCTGAGAAACTACAATTTGGCCGCACTGAAAATTGCTAATCCTAATCTGAATAAAAAATATACAGTGGATGCAACTAAGCCGATCAAGGTAGTTAAAAAAAGAAAAATATTATCGAAAGGAATTTGATAGATGGGAAAATCAATTCATAGCAGAGAATATATATTAGAAATGTTAAGTGAATATATAAAAGCTGAACGTGCAGTACTAACTGGGAAAAGCTATAAGATTGGAACACGTGAGCTTACAAGAATGAGCATAGATGAAATAAGAAAAGGGAGGGCTTACTGGGAAAGCGAACTTCAAAACTTAGATAGCAGAGGAAGTAGAAGAGTTAGAAGAGGAGTTCCGAGAAATTTATGATAAGGAAGGAGGATATTTATGAATTTTATTGACAAAATGATAATAGCCATAGATCCTCAAAAAGGTCTTAAGAGATATGAAGCAAGAAAAAAGCTTGAAATTCTTAATACCGGATATTCCAATCACGGGGCTTCTACAACTAAAAAGTCAATGGTTGGATGGCAAAGTACAGGTGGTGGAGTAAAAAAGGACATATATAAAAACCGGAAAAAACTGGTTGAACGATCACGGGACTTATATATGGGAGTATCTGTTGCTACTGGAGCATTGAAAACTATCAATACTAATGTTATTGGAAGCGGATTAAAATTAAAAAGTGACATTGATTCAGAAATAATTGGAATAAGTGAAGAAGAAGCTGAAAAAATAGAAAATCTGATTGAAAAGGAATTTAGATTATGGTCAAAAGATAAAATTGACAATTTAGGAACTATGAATTTTTATCAGTTACAGGATTTGGTGTTTTTAACTGTACTCATGAATGGAGAATGTTTTATTAAACTGAATTATTTTGAAACTCCGAAAAATCCATACAGTTTAAAGCTTGAAATACTGGAACCGGATAGAATCTATACTCCGAATAACATGCTTTCAGATAAAAGCGTAGTTGAAGGAGTGAAAATAGATAAGAATGGAAGAATAGAAGGATATTATATATCTTCTGAACATCCTCTGGATGCGACTGGTGGAGTGACTGAAAAATTAATAAATGTATATGGAAGTCAGAATCAGAGAAATATAATACATTTACTGTTTACTGAAAGACCTGAGCAGGTCAGAGGTATTCCAATACTTGCTCCAGTTATTGAAGATTTAAGACAGTTAGGAAACTATACTGAAGCCGAACTTATGGCTGCTGTAATAAGTGGGATGTATGCAATTTTTATTGAAAGTGATGCAGATAATTCAACTGCAGCAGATGTCGGAGAGCTTGAAGCAGTGGACAATGATTTATTGGTCGATTCAAATGATGATACAACTATTGAACTTGCTCCAGGAATGATAGCTTCACTTAATCCTGGAGAAAAAGCAAAGGAAACAAATCCGGGAAGACCAAATTCCAATTTCGACCCATTTGTGACGAGTATTTTAAGACAGGTAGGAAGTGCATTGGAAGTACCTTATGAACTTCTGATAAAACATTTTACGGCCAGTTATTCTGCCAGTCGTGCGGCACTACTTGAAGCATGGAAAATGTTTAGAAAAAGAAGGGAATGGTTCACAGAAAATTTCATTCAACCGGTATATGAAGAATGGCTCAATGAAGCTCATCTGCTCGGAAGAGTGGAACTAAAAAATTATGGTTCAGATTTTTTAATAGATAAAGCCTGGTCAGGTTCTCAATGGAACGGACCGAGTCAGGGACAGATAGATCCGCTTAAGGAAGCTAATGCAGCAGTTATAAGAATTAATAATGGATTATCTACAAGAACGAGGGAAACTGCAGAACTTAACGGAGGAGATTTTGAACAGAATGCAAGACTTCTTGCAAAAGAAAATAAATCATTAGAAGAGAAAGGAGTGGTAATAAATGTCCAAACGGCTCAAATTTTGGAACGTGATGAAGAATGAGGAAGAGAAAAGTGCAGAACTGATACTGTACGGAAGCATAGGACACGACGAAGACTGGGACGATATATCTGATAAGGCATTTAAACAGGATATAGAAAATTTGGGAGATGTGGAGAATATAACTTTGCATATAAACAGTCCAGGAGGAAGTGTATTCAGTGCTGTAGCTATAGCTAATACTCTTAAAAATCATAAGGCAAAAGTAGTAGCAAATATTGATGGATTAGCTGCAAGTGCTGCTACAATAATAACAAGTGCATGTGATATTGTAAAAATGCCAAAAAATGCATTGTTCATGGTTCATAATCCTATAACTTTTGCTTATGGAAATAATCAGGATATGGAAAAAACTTTGAATATGCTGAATAAAGTAAAGGACAGTATTATTGAAACTTATTTATATAAGGCAAATACTGATAAGGAAACATTATCTAAATTGATGAATGATGAGACTTGGATGGATGCTGAAACTGCAAAAGAATATGGCTTTATAGATGAAATATTAGATGAAGAAATAGAAAAAGAATTTGTTGAAAATAAGCTTATTATAAATAATATGGCGTTTGATATATCCAAATTTAAAATTTTCAAGGCTGAAAAAACAAATAAAAGTCAGAATATCACACCATTGAATATTACTATAAATAGCACAGGGAATGCCGAAAATATAGCTGATGAAATAAAAAATATATTGAACAGCAGAAATAATAAAAAAGAGGAGGAAAAAATGACATTAGAAGAACTGAAAAATAAGTTTCCTGAACTTTATGATCAAGTTTTTAATGAAGGAAGAGAAGCAGGAGAAAACAAGGAAAATGAAAGAATGAAAGCAATTGATGATATGAAAATATTAAATTATCCGGATTTAGTAGAAAATGCTAAATATACTGAAAAAATAGAAGCAAGTGAACTGGCCATGAAAGTACTTAAGAAACAAAATGAGGAAAAAGCAGAGAAACTAGAAGGTCTTAAGAATGAAAGCCAAAGTAATTTTATACCACCTGCAGCTAATAATGGAACTGAAGAAAAAACTGAAACAAAAAAGTTCATGGGTGTAGATATTGCAAATATTTTATCAAAAATGAATAAAAAAACAGAGGAGGGAAAATAATGGATTTTGTGACAAAGGGAAATGAATACGGATATGATCAGATTTTAAGCGGTACAGGACATAGATATATGGAACTGGCAGTACCTCAGGGAAAGAAAGTTAAAAGAGGAGATGCCGTAAATGCCGAAGCAGAACTATCAGACGGAACTGACTTATTTGGAATAGTGATGGAAAATGCTGATGGAACAGCTGTTAAAACTAAAACAACAGTAGCTGTTTCAGGAGAAGTAATTTATGAAGGAATAGCTGTTAAAAGTGTAACAGTAAAGGCAGATTTTATAAAAAAAGCAAGAGATAAAGGAATAATAGTTAAAGAATTAGGAGGTAGAGAATAGTATGCCAGCAGTAATAGAGTTTATAGGATTGTATGACCAGAATGTTATTAGACCAAAATCATTTATAAAAGATAGTTATTTTAAAATCAGAAAAACATCTGAAAGTCAAAAAATGGAAGTAGAATTTAGGAAAGGAAAACAGCTTGTAGCACCTTTTGTATCTGAATTTATTCCAGGAACAGAAATGATAAAAAATACTTATGAAAGTAAATATTTTCAAGCTCCAAAAGTAGCACCGAAAAGAACTTTTTCAGCTTTTGAGCTATTTTTTAACAAAACAGCTGGAGAAACTATATATGGTGGAAAAAGTCCTGAAGAAAGAAAAGCGGATTTGCTTGCTGAATCTTTTGCGGAATTTGAGGATCAGATTACAAGACGTGAGGAAATAATGTGTACTGAAGCATTATTTAATGGAAAAGTAGTTGTAAAAGGTGAAGGAATAGAAGGAGAAATTAAATTCGGAACAGTTGAAGAAATAACTCCTGCTGTTTTATGGACACAGCCGAACGCTGATATAATTGGAGATTTACAGGCTGCTATAACAAAAATTGGAAAAGTTACAGGATTAAGACCTGAAATGATATTGATGGATCCAGTTGCTGCAAAATTATTTGTAGATAACGAAAAAATTCAAAAGTTGCTGGATGTAAAAAATTATAATGTAGGAGAAGTAAATCCAAGTGAAACAGCAGCAGGAGCCATTTATATTGGAAGAATAGCACCTTTTGGGTTGCCAATTTACTCTTATCAGTCTCAATATTCTGTATTAAATGCTGATGGTAAAACTTATAGTGATAAGGATTTAATTCCTGAAGGAAAAGTTTTATTAGCACCAAGTAATAATAAAATCATGTACGGACCGGCTGCAGATGTTGAACAGGGAATAATTGTTGCAGAACGTGCTGTATTTACTGACAAGGATTCAAAATCTAATACTGTAGAAATCAGAACGGAATCAAGACCGTTGCCAGTTGTTAATGATATTGAAGCTATAAAGATACTGAAAGTGAAGTAGGTGAATAGATATGACATATAAAGTATTGAAATCATTGGTTTATGGTGGAATAGCATATGCTGAGGGACAGGAAATAAATATTATAGAAAAATCTGTTGCTGAAAATTGCCTTGAAAGGGAGCTTATAGCTGAAATAACTGATGCCGAAGTAGATAGAACAGAAGTGAACGGAGAAACAGGAGAAACAGGAAAAACAGACAGTACAGAAATAACAGAAAATAATGAAAATAGTGAAGATGCTACTGAAGAAGTAGTGTCTTCTGAAACTTCTGAAGAAACGACAGAAAATGTTGAAGAAACAACAAAAACTAACAAAAGAAATAGAAAATAGATAGCAGGTGATGTTATGGGATTTAAGGAAGTAGTTGATGATGATATTCAGAATATATTTCTAAATGCTTCAGAATTTGGCACAGAACACACTTTAAATGGAAGAAAGGTAATATGTGTCATTGATGAAGAAAAGTTTCAAAATAAGCAGAAAAATGGACTCATAACACAGGAAGATGGAGTATATCAGAACGGATTTACTTTATTTATTGGAAATCCGTATCTGAAACTGCAACCTCATACCGGTGAGACATTAAAACTGGACGGGATTAAATATGAGGTTGTTGCAAGTAAGCATGATATGGGAATGTATGAGATTGACTTGGTTAGAAATGAGGAAATTTAGATGTTAAATATAAAGCTCGACGAAAGTAATTTAAGACAGATAGAAAATGTTCTTGAAACAATGCCTAATCAGTTACCTAGTGCAATAGCAAGAGCTATTAATCGAAGTTTGGCTATGACTAAGACAGAGCAATTAAGACGTACTACTTCTATGTATACAATAGCAAAAGGAAAATTAGCAGAAAGTATTAATGTATATAATGCAAGTTCTGGAAATTTAACTGGAAAGATCTATTCTAGTGGAAAAGTTATTGGAATGAATCATTTTAAATTAAATCCTAAAAGAAGACCTAAGGGAAAGAAAATAGTAACAGTATCAATAAAAAAAGATGGAATGAAATCTTTACCAAATGCTTTTATAGCCTATCACGATGGTAGATTGGGAGCATTTGAGAGAAGCGGTAATTTTAAAAGTATAACTTTAAAAAATGGAAAAACTTCAAAAAGAGAAACAATAAAAAGATTAATGAGTCCATCTGCTCCTCAAATGTTAGGAGAAATGAGCATACTGGACTATTTGCAAGGATTTGCAGAAGAAAAATTTAATATGAGATTTGAGCATGAAATGGAGAGATTGATTAAATGATACAGCATACAGAAAAACATTTATATGATTTCCTGAAAAAAATTATGGAAGAAAAAACTATGAAAGATAAAGGTTTTAAAGTTTATCGTGGTTTTCTTCCTTCCAATGATTTTGAGGATAGAGAAAATGGGAAAAAAACAAATGACTACTTTCCTTTCATAATTTTAAGGGCAATTGAATTTTCCCAGGAAAGAGCGGGAATACAGTCTTATGATGCAACCGCCAATTTTGAAATATGGATAGGGACAAAGGAAAAAAAAGAAGAGGATTATTTAAATAATCTATCTGTCGGAGATTATATACGACAAAAACTATTGGAAGCACCAACTATTGATGGAGGATTTGCAGTGGTTCAGGATAGGGAATATAAAGTAACATTTTATAGTGATGGAAGTGATCCGTTTTTCTATTCAAAAATTGAATTTGCTGTATATGCCGAACCAATTGAACCAAAAATAAGATAAGGAGGAAACATGGAAACAAGAAAAAAGACAAGATATATCTATCTTGGAAATAATATAAATCTGCCTGAATTCAGATTTACGAAAGGCGGAGTTTATTTTGGAGAAAAAATAGAAGAATTAATTAAAAAATATCCTTTATTAGGAAAATTATTAATTAATACTGACAAACTTCCAGAATTTGATGCAAATGAAACATTGCTTGAAAAATTGACTGATGAACTGAATGAAGAAATAAAAGGAGGAAGTAAATAATGGCTTATAAGCATGGAACTTATCAGACTGAAACAAGTTCAGATATAAATCTACCTATAGTAATGAGTTATGGGCATTTTATTGTTGGAACTGCTCCAGTTAATAAGATTAAAAAGGAAAAAAGAAAAATTAATGAGCTTGTAAGATTATCAAGTTACAGGGAAGCACTGGAATTTTTTGGAGATACTTATGATCTGGATTTTTCGATTTCTCAGGCGATAAAAGTATTTTTTGAATTATATTCTGTTGCACCACTTTATGTTGTAAATATTTTAGATCCGACAAAACATAAGAAAACAGGAACTGCTTTAAATGGTCTTTCTGTCGCTAGCGGAAGTACATTAATAGAAAATCATAAGATTATAACTGACAGTGTTAAAGTGAAGAATAGTGCAGACAGTCAGATAATAGCAGATGCTACTCTTGTATGGACAGAAAAAGGACTTGAAATATTTGCAAGACCATCAAATGGAACTACTATAGATGTTGAATTTGATGAAGTAGATTTATCTACGGTCACAAAAGCACAGGCAATTGGTGGATACGATACTGCAACAATGAAAAGAACTGGGTTGGAACTTCTGGACGAAGTATTTCTTAATTATTCAGAATTACCATCTTTTATAGATGTCCCAAATTTTTCGCATGAATCAGATGTTGCTGCAGTTATGGCAACTAAAGCCAAGAACATTAATGGAGGAATATTTGAATCTGTGGCTCTTATAAATGCTCCAATTGATAAGAGATATGACGAAATATCTAAGTGGAAAGATGATAAGAATATACTAGATAATGACCAGATAATTCTATACGGACAGTTAAAACTGGGAGGAAATAAATATTATCAGTCATTGCATTATGGAGCATTGTCAATGTTAGTAGACAATCAGGGTGATGGAATTCCATCACAGTCTCCGTCAAATTTTGCATATAAATGTGATAGTTTAGTGTGGAAAAATTTACAGGGAGAATTTGAAGAAATCAGGCTTGACTTAAACCAACAAGCAAATTATTTGAATCAAAACGGAGCTATAACTGCGGTCAATTTCAAAGGTTGGCGTTGCTGGGGTACAGAAACGGCTAAAAATCCAATGGCAACAGATCCCAAAGATAAATTTACATACATACGTAGAATGTTCAAATATATTGGGAATGAATTAGTTATGAGCTATTTTAACAGTATTGATAAGAGATTCACATATAAAATGGCAGAAACAATAACTAAATCTATGAATATAAGGCTTAATGCTTTATCTTCTATGCAGCATTTGCTGGAAGCAAGAGCAGAATTTTCCGCAGAAGATAATGGATTATTGAATGTAATTAATGGGGATATAACTTGGATTATTTATCTTGGAATAGTTCCTGGAATGAAATCGGCTACATTTAAGAAAAAATATGATGTAGATGCATTACAAAAATTAGCTGGAAGTTTGACAAAATAGAAAAGGAGGAATAAATAATGGCAAGAGGTGTAAATGTACCAATAGCTTTGAATGATATGGAAGTTTATATTAATGGTGTAAATAGTCTTTCAGGAATAGCTGAGGTCGAATTACCTAATATTGAAAATTCAACTGTAACATCTGAACAGATTGGAATGTCAAGTGAATTTGAAGTACCTCTAATTGGTCACTTTAAAAAACTTGAAACAAAAATAAAGATGGACTGTGTTGACGATACTATGCTAACTTTCAATAATGGAAGTGCACTGGATGTGGAATGCAAAGGTTCAATACAATTAATGGACAAAATAACTCATGCTGCTAAATTTAGAGGAGTAGATGTGTCATTAAGAGGACTTATAAAGAAAATGGATGGTTTTAAAGTGAAACCTGGAGCAAAACTTGAAGGAAGTATAGAAATGTCTGTTTCGTACTATAAGTTAGAAATCAATGGAAAAACTATAACTGAAATAGATGTGCTGAATAATATAAGCAATACTAATGGTCATACAAATGACACAATAAGAAGACAGTTAGGATTAATATAGAAATAGGAGGATAAAAATATGGCAGAAATAGTTAAATTGGATAGGGAATATACATTAAGTGGGAAAAAATATACAGAAATTGTACTGGATTTTGAGGAATTAGGTGGAAATGACTTAATTGTTGCAGAAAAGGAATATAAAAAAAGAAATAAAGGAGCAGCAGTAAAGGAACTCGAAGATGGATGGGCAATAACTGTCGCATCTAAGGCAAGTGGAATAAGATATGGAGATTTGCTGAATTTAAAAGGCAAGGATTATATGAGGGTGCTGAATAGAACAAAGGGTTTCTTGAACTCTGGCTTGGAATCAGTAGAGGACGAGGATATAACAGAGAAGGAGAATATAGAAGAAATAATGGAAGAGTCAATGGAATAGAAGAATTTCTTGACACTATAACGGATTTACTAGGTGTACTAAATCATTCAGAAATAAATTTAAATATAAGCTACGATACATTGATGTCTTGCAGCTTATATGAACTTAATTACTGGATAGAAAGAGGAAATGAGCTTGTAGAACGTGCCAACGAAAGAATAAGAGAAAATAATGAGCATTAAAAAAACGTGGCATATCAGTCACGTTTTGATAATGTTCCTATAAAAATACATATAGGGATAAATATTGAAAATATAATAATTATTTTTCCAATAAATCCTAATCCTGAACAGATAAGGAATATTATTACTGCAAGAATAATCCAAGGAAGAGCTGTGACTAAAGCTATAATTGCAGCCGGGATAGAAGCAACGAAAATAGTTAATATAATTAAAATATTTGAAATTATTTCCTTATTTTTTTTCATAATGACTCACCTCTTTTAACTAATTATATCACTGAAATGCTAAAAATACAACAGAAAGGAGGAGTTTCTGTGGCTAAGAATATGGAATTAAATATAGTTATGTCGGCAGTTGCTGCTAGTGCATTATCTGGACTGGCTAAAGTTGGAAATGCCATGAAAACAATGTCTTCGAATGCTAAGAATCTTGAAAAACAAATGAAGGAACTTGATAAGGCACAGAAAAGTGTTGAAAAAGTGGAACGCTTGAAAAGTGCTTATGTCAATGTCAGCAAGGAATTTTTACAGGCTACCAGAAAGCTTAGGGAATTAAAGGAAGCTTATGAAAAAACAGGAAGAAGTAATGTCCAGCTTGCTGAAAAGATTAAAGAACAGGAAAAAATAGTAAATAATCTGAATAAACAGAAAGAAAGACAAAAACATCTTTTTGAAGCTGCAAGAAGTGCAATAGAGGCTGAAGGACATAGTTTAAAACAATATAAGGAAAATTTATCAAAGGTATCAAAAGAACTGGAAAAGCAACAGAAACTTAAAGAAGCACAGAATCGTCATACAGAAAGAATGAATAATTGGGGAAAAGTAAAAAGTTTTGGAGATAAAGCTTTCAATGCTGGTGTTGGGACAACTGCAGCGATGGCTGTACCAGTTAAAATAGCAATAGATTTAGAAGAAGCACAGGCTGATCTAAAAAAAGTTGCAGAATTTAGTTCTAAAGAAATGGAAGCTGGATTCTATCAGGCTATGAGAAATTTCAGTGAAAGCAATCCTGTATCTCAGACTGAATTATTCCAGATAGCAGGAGCAGGAGCACAGGCAGGTATACAGACTCATGAACTAACACAATACACAAAAGATGCTGCAAAAATTAAAGTAGCTTTCGATATGGATACTGAAGCGGCTGGAAACTTTTTGGCTAAAACAAGAGCTCAGTTAAATTTAGATCAGAAAGGTGTAATGGAATATGCTGATGTAATTAATTATCTTGCAAATACTGTTGCAGTAACTGCACCAGAAGTTGCTGATATTTCAAGTAAAGTAGCTGGGCTTGGAGGTATGGCTGGAATTTCTAAAGAAGGTGTTGCAGCACTAGGAGCGAGCCTCGTTGCAGTTGGAGTTCCTTCAGAAGTTGCAGCTACAGGATTAAAAAATATTTCATTAGGATTAGTAGCAGGAGAAAGTGCTACTAAAAGGCAGAGGGTCGCATTTGAAAAATTAGGACTTAGTGCTGTACAGGTAGCTAAAGATATGCAGATTGATGGTGAAGGCACTATGCTGAAAGTATTTCAGAAGATAAAAACATTGCCTAAAGATGTTCAGGCTGCTACGCTTAAAGATTTATTCGGTAAGGAAAGTATCCAGTCAGCTTCAGAACTGGCTAAACATATTAATGAAGTGGAACAGTCTCTAAAAAATGTTCATGATAAGTCAAAAACAGCAGGAAGTGTGGACAAAGAATATGCTCAACGGATAAAGACTTTAAAAAGTCATCTTGATACATTGAAAAATGCTTTCACAAATATAGGGGTAGATCTTGGGAATGCCTTAGCCCCCAGTTTAATAAGAATAGCAACACAATTAAAACCTACTATAAAAAGTATTGCCGACTGGATTCAGAAAAATCCGCAATTAATACAGAGTATTTTAAAAACTATAGGAACCATAGGATTAATGTCATTAGGAATTGGTGGAGCAATAAAGGTATTTAGTCCTTTTTTTGGAGTTATATCTAATGGAATAATGATATTTGATAAATTCAAAGCTGCAGGAAGTTTTGCAGAGGGATTTAAGACTGCATTTCCAGTATTAAGCAGAATTGTGGGAGTTTTTGGGAAAATAGGAAGCTTTGCAGTTAAATCATTCCTGGGAATTGTAAAAGCTGTAAAATTTGTAGGATTAGCTATAAAATCAGCATTTTTAGCAAATCCTGTTGTATTTATAATAGTTGCAATAGTAGCTGTAATAGCTATACTTGTTGTACTGTATCATAAATGTGCAGGATTTAGAAATTTTGTGAATGCTATGTGGAAAGCAATAGCAGCTGGTGCAATTGCAGCATGGAACTGGATAAAGGGAGCGGCTATAGCAACATGGAATGGAATAGTTGCATATCTGAAATGGGCTGGTGGAGTGTGGAAGGCTATCTTTAATGGAGTAACTGCTTATATTAAATTCTGTATAAATGTATGGAAAGCCGTTTTCAGAGGAATAGTTGCTGTAGCAAAGGCTGTATGGAATGCTATTAAGTTTGCTGCTATTGCTGTATGGGGTGCCATTGTGGCATATGTAAGATTTAATATTGCTATAATAAAAGCTATATTCAGAGGGATATTGATAGTGGCTAGAATGGTATGGAACGGAATTAAAGTTTCTGCAGCTAACGCATGGAATGCTATTAAGTCAGGAATTACAGCAGTACAGGGAGTATTTACCGGGGCATGGAATACAATAAAAAGTATTGCACTGGGAGTCTGGGACAGTATTAAAAGTGGATTTTCAGGCATGATAGATGGAGTAAAAAGTATACTGAATAAAGTAGTGACATATTTTGGCGACAAGTTTAATGAAATCAAGACTAAAGCCCAAAATTTACCATTAATTGGAGGACTTTTTGGAAAAAACTATACTGGAACTAACTATTGGTCTGGTGGACTTACTACTGTTGCCGAGCGTGGGGCAGAAATGATTAGGATACCAGGACAGCCAGCGTTTCTTGCTGAACATGAAATGTTACTGAATCTTCCGAGGGGTACTCAGATTTTAAATAATAGTCAAACCAGAAGTACTTTGAGAGAAGGAGTAACTAAGCTTAAAAATAAGGTTGCTGGATTAAGTGGAAATAGTTCTGCAAATGTTGGTGGCGATATTATCCATATTCATATAAATGGGGGTAATAATAATTCCTTAGAAATAGCAAAAGAAGTTGAAAGAATACTTAAGGAACGTGATAACAGAAAAAGAAGGGTGGCGTTTGGATAATGAAGACAAAAGTATACAGAACAGTCAGCGGAGATACGTGGGATCTGATAGCTTATAAAATTTATGGAAATGAAAAATACTTTCATAGGCTCATAAGAAATAATCTTAATTTGATAGATGTATCAATATTTCCTGCTGACATTCCTGTTATTATTCCTGATTTTATTGAAGAACTGGAACAGGAAATTGAAGAAAGCAAATTGCCACCTTGGAAAAGAGGTAAATAATGCCATTAGCAAGAGGAATAAAAGTAATAGTGATATTTAACGGGGTGGATATATCTGAAGATATAGCTCATTCCATATCTTCTCTTAACTACACTGACAACAGTAAGAATGCTATAGATGACTTAGAATTGGAACTGGAAAATATGGATTATCGTTGGCTTAAGGAATGGTATCCGGATGAAAATGCTCAGTTAATAGTCGGAATATACGAGGATAACGGAAAAGACGGAAGTTTTTTGGATATAGGAACATTTTATATCGATGAACCGACTTTTGATAATGACAGGCTTAATCTTAAGTGTATAGCTATCCCGTTAGATGGAAATATAAGGGATCAGAAAAATACTAAAGCTTGGGAAATGATTACATTAAAAGAATTAGTAACACAGATTGCAGCACAGCATGAAATGAATGTAGAAATTCATGCAGATAATGAATACTATAAAAGGCTTGATCAGGAGAATGAAACTGATTTAGCTTTTATAGATAGAGTCATTAAAGAAACTGGACTAAGTATGAAAATATCTGATGATACTATTATTATTTTTGATGATGATAATATAAAAGATAATGAAGCAATTGAAAAATTTAATATCCGAGATAGCAGAATCCGTAGTTTTAGTCTAAAGAAAAAGAATAAGGGCATATATGACAAAGTGGAAGTGTCATATTATGATCCTGATAAGAAAAAATTAATAAAGGAAGTAATGACTAAAGAGGAGCTTGAAAAACGGAATGAGGTGAAAACGGATGCCTGATATATCTTATGCAGAATATAAAAAACAGAATGGAAAAAAGTCTTCCGGATACAAAAAAGCTAAAGCAAAACTCAAAGAAAAAGCGGCTAAGAAAGGGAAAAGAAGTAAAAAAGAAAAGGTACAAAAAATAAAGACTAAAGGAAAATCGGATTCGAAGAAAGTGGCAAAAAAAACTTTAAAGGAAAATCTGAAACAGGAATACCAAGTTACATTGACCGTTGATGGAAGTACTAAATACATGGCTGGAATGGTAATTGAGCTAGATGAAAGCTGGGGTAAATTTGAGGGAAAATATGTGATTGACAAAGTTAAACATGACATTACAGGAGACTATGCATGTGAGCTTGAATGCATGAAAGTCGGAGCTAGAGAAAATGCTGAAAAGAATGCTAAAGCTCAGACTAAAGAAGAACAAAAGAAAAAAGAAGCAGAAAAAGAAAGAAAAAAAGCTGCTAAAAAATCTAGTAAAAAGAATAAGAAAAGTAAC